GCGGTGGAGGCGGACGGCGGGGACGGCTTTGCCCTGCTGGGCCAGAGGCAGGTCCAGGCGCGGCTGGAGCGGATGCGGACCGCCGCCGCAAAACAGCTGCGGCGGGAGGATGTGCTCCGGCGGCTGGCGCAGCTGGGCTTTGGACGGGCCAACGACGCGGTGCGGCTGGCGCTGGCGCCGGAGCAGGCAAACCCAGAGCTGCTGGACCTGTCTGCGCTGTCGGAGCTGAAGGTGACGGAGAAGGGCGTGGAGCTGAAACTGGTGGACCGGGTTCGGGCACTGGAGACCCTGTTTGAACTGCTGGACGGCGGCGACGACGGCGCGGAGGCGCTGCATCGGGCGCTGGAGGGCGGCGGCACTCCGGAGGAGGCCGATGGGGAGTAACGGTATTCGCTTTTCACCCAAGCAGAACACGGTGATGACCTGGTGGCGGGATGAGACATGGGAGGCGCTGATCTGCGACGGAGCGGTGCGGAGCGGCAAGACCTTTGCCATGGGGGTGTCCTTTTTCCTGTGGGCGATGCGGCGGTTCCACGGCAGGCAGTTTGGACTGTGCGGCAGGACCATTGGGTCATTGCGGCGGAATCTGCTGGCGGAGCTGGTGCCCTACCTGCGGCGGTTGGGGATGCGGGTGTGGGAGCGGCGGTCGGAGAATCTGCTGACTGTGCGCTTTGGAAACCACACGAACCGCTTTTTGCTCTTTGGCGGGCGGGATGAGTCCAGCGCGGCGCTGATCCAGGGCAGCACCCTGGCGGGTGTGCTGCTGGACGAGACGGCGCTGATGCCCAGGTCCTTCGTGGAACAGGCCATCGCCCGGTGCAGCGTGCCGGGGAGCCGGCTGTGGTTCAACTGCAATCCGGAGGGGCCCCAGCACTGGTTTTACCAGGAGTGGATCTTGCAGGCGGAGAAGCGGCGGGCCCTGCGGCTCCACTTCACCATGGAGGACAACCCCGCCCTGACCCCGGCCATCCGGGCGCGGTACCAGCGGGCCTACTCCGGCGTGTTTTACCGGCGGTTTGTGCTGGGAGAGTGGGCGGCAGCACAGGGGCTGATCTACGACTTCTTCGATCCGGCGCGGGATGCGGCGGCGGTGCCGGAGGGACCCTTTGACCTGTGGCGCATCTCCGTGGACTACGGGACCACCAATCCCGCCTCCTTCGGCGTGTGGGGGCGGATGGGGGATGTCTGGTACCGGGTGGAGGAGTTCTACTACGATTCCCGTCTGGCGGGCAGCCAGAAGACCGACGCGGAGTACGCCGACGATTTGGAGCAGCTGGCGGCGGGGCGGAGCATCCAGCGGGTGATCGCGGACCCGTCGGCGGCCAGTTTCATTGAGGCGCTGCGCCGGAGGGGGTTCCGGGTGGTGAAAGCGGACAACGCCGTGTCCGACGGCATCCGGGTGACGGCGGACGGCCTGCGGAGCGGGCGGCTGCGGATCTGCACGCCCTGCCGGGACTGCCTGCGGGAGATCGCCCTCTACTGCTGGGAGGACGGGGGACGGGACGTTCCCCGCAAGGAGCACGACCACGCCATGGACGAGCTGCGGTATTTTGCGATGGATCTGGCGGGAGAGGAACGGAGCGGATTTGCGGCGGTTGCGGTGGAGCGGCGGCCATGAGGGAGCGAAGCGGGCCGCGGCTCAGCCGCGTCAAGCGTTTTGCGAAAAACGGCGCGGTGAGACGGATGAGCTGAGGGAGGAATTTGCAGGTGAAATGGTTGAAGAAGCGGGAGACGGCGGTGCCTGCGGAGGTGCAGCTCCGGAGCGGGGAGCGCCATCCCTTTGGAATGCTGCGGGAGTATGTGCCCCTGGGGCGGGGAGAGGTCCGGCTGTATCGGGCCGTGCGGGAGGCGGTGCCGGTGGTGGACGCCGCCATCTACAAGCTGATCCGCATGACCGGCGGTGCGACCGTCCGCTGCGGGGACGAGGCGGCGGAGGCGGCGCTGGCGGAATTCCTGCGGACAGTGCCGGTGGGGCGTGGGCAGGCGGGCATCAACGCCTTTTTGGACTGCTATCTGGATACGCTGCTGACCTGCGGCCAGGCGGTGGGGGAGATCGTGCCGTCGGCTGGGGGGCGGGAGATCGCCGCGCTGCTGTGCGGCCGGGTGGAGGACCTTGAGATCCGGGAGGGGGAGAATCCGCTGGAGTTTATCCTCCGGGGGCCGGACGAGCGCGGACAGATGGCGGATCTGCCCGATCAGGAGCTGCTGCTGTTCACACCGCTGAATCCGGAGGCCGACAACCCCTACGGCGTTTCGCTGCTGCGGGCACTGCCCTTTTTGTCCGATGTGCTGATGCGGATCTACCACACCATCGGCGTCAACTGGGAGCGGTGCGGCAACGTGCGCTTTGCGGTGACCTGCGCCGGCGGCGAGGGCGTCAGCGCGGCGGAGCGGAGCCGGGTGCTGGCAGAGGAGTGGAGCCGGGCCATGCGGGACACCCGAAACGGCAGCGTGCGGGATTTCGTGGCCGTGGGCGACGTGGGCATCCACGTCATCGGCGGCGACGCGCCTATTCTGGACAGTGAGGTGCCGGTGCGGCAGATCCTGGAGCAGATCGTGGCCAAGACCGGCATTCCGCCCTTCATGCTGGGGCTGAGCTGGAGCTCCACAGAGCGGATGAGCGCCCAGCAGGCGGACCTGCTGACCACGGAGATCACCGCCATCCGCCGGAGCCTGACGCCGGTTCTGGAGCGCATCTGCCGCCTATGGCTGCGGATGCACGGCTATGTCTGTGGCTTTGAGGTGGTCTGGGACGACATCAACCTCCAGGACGAGGTGGAGGAGGCCAGGGCGGAGCTGTATCGGGAGCAGGCGCGGAAGCTGAGGCTTGAAAACGACGCGGCGGAGAACGCGCGGAAGGACTCTGCGGAGTGAGGCGGCGAGGCCGCGGGCAGGGACTTTTGGAAGAACGGAGAGACGAGGGAGGGGCTTGTATGGAGATCCGAGAGGAGCTGGCGGAGATCAACCGCTTTGCCAAGGCGGAGCTGACGGAGGAGCAGGTGTATGTGTTCTCTGTGCGGCTGTGCGACAACGAGGTGGACCGGGACTTTGAGCGCTTTGACGCGGCGGCGCTGGAACGGCTGGGGGAGCTGTTTGTGGGCAAGAGCGGCCTTTTCGACCACCAGTGGTCTGCCCTGGGCCAGACCGCCCGCATCTACCGGACGGAGCTGGTGCGGGAGAGCGACCGGGTCACCGCAGCCGGAGACGGCTACTGCTGGCTGAAGGGCTGGGCCTATCTGCTGCGGACGGAGCGGAATCAGGACCTGATCGGCGAGATCGAGGGCGGCATCAAGAAAGAAGTCAGCGTGGGCGTCAGCATGAGGCGGCAGGTGTGCTCCATCTGCGGGGCCAGGGCCGGGGAGTGCGCCCATGAGAAGGGGCAGATGTACGGCGGGTCGCTGTGCTTCACGGAGCTGCGGGACCCTGTGGACGCCTATGAGTGGTCCTTTGTGGCGGTGCCCGCCCAGCGGGAGGCCGGGGTTTTGAAGCGCTTTGGACCAGAGAGCGGCGAGACGGCGCTGCTGCGGAAGCAGGCGGCTCTGGGGCGGAAGTATTTGCAGGGCCTGCGGAAGGACGTGGTGCGCCTTGCCATGCTGGCGGACGACGGGCTGGACGGCCAGGTGTTTGCCAAGGCGGCGGAGCGGATGGAGGAGCCGGAGCTGCTGGAGCTGAGGCAGGCCTATGAGGTTTGCGTTGCCAAGCGCTTTCCGGCGGCACCCCAGCTGCGGCGGCGGGAGGCCGCCCAGCGGGGCGACGAGACGGCGTTCCTGGTCTGATGGGAAGCGGCGGCCCGGACAGGTCCGGGCGGCGCTTTTCATGAGTGGGATAGAAGAACGGAAAGGGAGGATCTATATGAGGGGTTTTTATGCGGGGATCGGCCAGTGGGCCGCCACCTTTGCCTGCGGCGGCGTAGCGGCGGAGGGGCAGATGGTGAAGGTCAGCGGCAGCGGACAGGTGAGCGCCTGCGCCGCAGGCGAGGACTTTTGCGGGCAGGTGCTGTCCGTGGGCAGAGACGGCGGCGCCTGCTCCGTGGCGCTGGGGGGCCTGGTGACGGCACCCTACAGCGGCACTGCGCCCGCCCTGGGCTGGAGCGGCCTGGCGGCCGATGGCAGCGGCGGCGTCCAGGCCGCATCCGCCGGGCGAAGCTACCGGGTGGTGGATGTGGACGAGGCCGGAAAGACCGTGACCTTTGCACTGTAAGGAGGAGAGAGGATGGCTTATCATTTTGAGAACGTGAAGCTGGAGAAGGGCATGTACGGCCAGAGCGGCCGCACATTTGCCCAGCTTCTGGAGGAACTGGACCCCAGCGAGCACTACAAGGGCACCGCACTGGAGGGCCTGGACGCCTTCCAGCGGCAGCTGAAGCGCTTTGACATCAAGGTCAAGGGACTGGGCAGCGACTGTGTGGAGAAGTTCTTCCACACCAGCGAGTCCAGCGTGCTGTTCCCGGAGTTTGTCTCCCGGGTGGTGCGCCAGGGTGTGGAGGAGGAGAGCGTCCTGCCCCACATCACTGCCACGGTGACCCGCTTTGACGGCATGGACTACCGCGCCATCGCCTCCGTGCCCACGGAGGCGGAGAAGAAGCTGCTGCGGGTGGAGGAGGGGGCCCAGATCCCCCAGACCACCGTCCGCACCCAGGAGAACCTGGTGCGCCTCCACAAGCGGGGAAGGATGCTGGTGGCTTCCTATGAGGCCATCCGCTTCCAGCGGCTGGATCTGTTTTCCGTGACGCTGCGTCAGATCGGCGCCTACATCGGCCGGATGCACCTGGAGGACGCCATCGGCGTTTTACAAAATGGAGACGGCAACGGCAACGCCGCCCAGGTGTTCAAGGTGGGCACGGCACCCATTTCCGGAACCGCCAAGACCCTGAGCTACGGCGCGCTGCTGGATTTCTGGGCCCAGTTCGATCCATACACCATGAACACCCTGCTGGTGAGCCCGGACATGATGCTGGCCATGCTGAAGCTCCCGGAGTTCCAGAACCCCCTGACGGGCCTGAACTTCCAGGGGACCGGCACTTTGACCAGCCCTCTGGGCGCCAAGCTGCTGCGGACCGGGGCCCTGGGGAGCGGCACTCTCATCGGCCTGGACAAGAACTACGCCCTGGAGCAGATCAGCGGCAGTGAGATCACCGTGGAGTATGACAAGCTGATCGACCGCCAGCTGGAGCGGGCGGCCATCACCTCCATCTCTGGCTTTGCCAAGCTGTTCGCCGACGCGTCCAAGGTGCTGAAGACGGAGTGAGTGTATCCGCCTGCGGCGGAGCTTTGACAGGAGGACATATGGGGGAGAGAATTTTGGCGCTGGCGGCGGAGATCGTTGGCGGAGAGCCGACGGAACTGCTGCGGGCCCTGTGCGGCGCGGCGGAGACGGCCTGGCGGGGCCGCCTCTGCCCAGGTGTGGAGGTCGAGGACTGCGGCGAGGCCTTTGCCTGTGCGGCGGCCCTCAGTGCAGCGGCGGACTACCTGGCCGGCCAGGGCAGCGGGGTGACCAGCTTTACCGCCGGGGAGGTCTCCGTCCGCACCGGCGGAGGCGGCGCGCCTGAGGCACTGCGGCAGGCGGCGGCGCGGCTGATGGCACCCTACGGCAGAGCGGAACGCTTCGATTTTCGGGGGGTGCCGGGATGATGGCCCGCCGGATGGAGGCGATCCTGCGCCGGTACGGCCAGGAGGTTGTCCTGCTGGACGGCGAAGGCGCACCGCGGCAGGCGCGGGCGTTTCTCCAGCCCTGGCCGGAGAAGGGGGAGACGGACACCGCCTGGACAGAGCTGGGTACGGCGGACGAGCGGCTGTGGCTGTATCTGGGCCGGGAGATGGTGGAGCCAGGGGACCGGATGGACTGGGACGGGCGGAGCTTTCTGGTGCGCAGCAGCCGCCCCTATTACATCGGGGAGACGCTGCTGTACTGGTGGGCGTCCCTGGAGCGGGCAAAGGAGGCGGCGGAATGAAGGAGCTGGCACAGGTGCGCCGGACGGTGCTGGAGGCGCTGCAGGGCGCGGGTCTAACGGCGCTGGAGGCCTATCCGGACAGCCGGGCCAGGGTCTATGAGGGCCCGGTGGCGGCGGTGGCCGTGGGGGCTGCCGAGGGCAGGACGGTGGGGTTTTGCAACTATCTGGGCGAGGTCCGGGACCCTGAGAGCGGCGAGGTCCGGGAGCTCTACGGCAAGCAGCTGGAGGGCGAGATCACCGTGGACATCCGGGCCCAGCGGGCGGCGGACTGCGAGAGAGGCTGCCAGCGGGCGGCGGAGGTGCTGCTGGGCGGCCTGCCGGCGGGGGTCCGTCCGGGAGAGCTGCGCTGGGAGGCGCTAAGCTGGGAGCGGAGCACGGGAATGTTCCTGCGGCGGGGATCTCTGCGCTGCCAGGCGGTCTTTACGGCGCAGAGCCGGGAGGACGGCGCGGCGTTCCTGGACTTTATTTTGAAAGGGGTCATGAGGCATGAATGAGATCAGACACGAGCGGCCTGGGGTCTATTCCTCCTACGACACCTCGGCGGTGGTCACCGCCGGGCGGGGGAGCAAGATCGTGGGCGTGGCGGCCAGGGCCAGCCGGGGCACGGTGGGCCAAGTGGTGACCGTCACTGGCTATGCCGCCGGTGTGGCGGCCTTCGGCGAGGATGTGACGCCGGGGATGAGCACCCTGCTGCGGCTGCTGTTTGCCAACGGCGCGGCAACGGTGCGGGCGGTCCGGGTGGCGGAGGAGAGCCCGGACTATGCCGGGGCCTTTGACGCCTTGGGCAAGGTGGAGGCACAGATCCTGGTGTGCGACAGCGCCGATCTTGCGGTGCAGCAGGCGCTGCGGGGGGCGGTGGAGGCCGCCTCCTCCCAGCGCCGGGAGCGGATCGCCCTGGTGGGAGGAAGCGCGCTGACGGCGGAGAAGCTGGTGGAGCGGGCCGGAGCACTGAACAGCGAGCGGATGGTGCTGGTGGGCCCGGACGTGCTGGACGGGCAGGGAAAAACCCTGCCCAGCGTATTCGCAGCGGCGGCTCTGGCCGGGGTGTTGGCCGGCGGCGGGGACCCGGCGGTGCCGGTCAACGGCGCGGAGCTCACCGGTTTTACGGGGCTGACGGAGGACTACAGCGACAACGACGTGGACCTGCTGGTCCGGGGCGGCGTGACGCCGCTGGAGTGTGTGGGCGGCGTGCTCTCGCCGGTGCGGGGCATCACCACCCGCACCACCACCGGCGGCGCGGCGGACGCCACCTGGCGGGAGCTGACCACGATTTTGATCGTGGACGACATCATCCCCGCCATCCGCACAGCCCTGCGCAGCCGCTTTGCCAGAACGAAGAACACGTCCCGGGGCCGGAGCGCCATCCGGTCCCAGGTGATCGTGGAGCTGGAGAAGAAGCTGGCGGCGGAGGTCATCGACAGCTACGGCGATGTGACGGTGTCCGCCTCGGCGGAGGACCCCTCCATCTGCCTGGTGGAGTTCGGCTTTGCGGTGGCCCATGGGCTGAACCAGATCTATTTGACGGCCCACATCACGGTGTGACGGCACGGAGAGGAGAGCGAACATGGAAATGAAGGGATTTCCCACCAGCGCGGATATCTATCTGGAGCTGGAGGGCAAGAAGGTGGCGGTGGTGCAGAGCTACACCGCCCGAGCCTCCCGGTCCTCCAAGAACGTGGAGGCCTTTGGCGAGAGCGAGCCGGTGGCCACCATTGCGGGACAGCGGAAGTATGAGCTGGAGCTGACCCGGCTGTACGCCACGGACGACGCCGTCAGCGATGGAATCAACTTCTACGAGCTGTCCGATTTCTCCCTGGTGATCTGCAAGCCGGACCGCAAGGTGATCTACAGCGGCTGTGAGTGGAGCGGCATTCAGGAGGAGGGCCAGCTGAACGCCATGGTGGCGGAGAAGGTCACCGTGGTGGCCTCCCGCCGCATTGAGACCACGGCATGAGGGAGATCGACGAGCTGCGGCCGCTGACGGCGGGCCGCCTGCTGGACATCTGGCGGGAGAGCCGCCGGGAGGCGGAGGAGGAGACAGAGCGGGCCCTGCTGTGCAACGCGCAGGTGTTGGCAGAGAGCTGCCGCCTCCGGGGAGAGCCGGTGTTTTTGGACGGCCGGGCGGTGCTGGAGGCGCTGACGCCCAGGGAGATGGAGGTGTTGCTGCGCCGCCTCTGCACCGGGGATGGACCGCCCGGCGGAGCAGGCGTTCCGGACGGAGAGAACCCGGCCTTTGACCCGGCCCGATTTCGGGCGCTGGAGGAGGGATAGAGTGGACTATATCCGGCAGGAGCTGCTGCGCCAGCGGTTTGCGCTGGCGGCCCTCCTTGGAGGTGAAGGACCGCGGCCGGGCCAGGAGACAGAGCCTGTGGAGAGCAGGGCCCGGAATACGGAGACGCTGATGCCGTTGGAGCGTTTTTCCGCAGCGGAAATGGAAGCGGCGGGCAGAGATGTGGTCGTGGAACCGGCTGAGGACCGGAACAGGGCGGATATGACGACGGAGCGATCCTCTGGGAGTGCGGCGGGCCGCTTCCGTCCGCTGATCCGGAATGGGGGGGATGGCTCCCCCGGCGGAGATACAGCGGGGGCGGCGCTGACAGAAGGAGTGACGGGTGCAGCGGACGCCTGGAATGGAGCCTCTTTTGCAGAGGGCGGCTTTCAACGGTCCGGTGGATGGGGCGTTGGAGGAGGGATCTCGCTGGATGTGGGGGAGGTCTCACGGGCGGTCCAGCGGGACGCCCGCCGCTATGACGGCGGCTTCTTCATGTTCTGATCCGATGCGGGCGGAGGCCGGTGCACCGCGGGGCGCGGTTCAAAAAGTCCAGGTTCGCGTTTGGACGAGTGACAGAAGGAGGGGGGAGTCGGTATGCTGCTGACACCCATGCGATATAAGAATTACACCTGGCCCCACAACCCGGAGGTCTATGCCGTGGAGCGCCGCCGCCGTCTGGCGGTGCATCCGGTGCCCTATGGCCGGTGCGTGGTCCAGGACCTGGGCGGAAGCTGCCGGGTTCTGCGGGGCGAGGGGGTATTTGCCGGGCCGGACGCCTATGAGCAGTTCCGCTGCCTGGCGGAGGTGTTTCAGGAGGGGGGACCGGGGCTGCTGGTCCATCCGGTATGGCGGACAGAGCAGGCCTGGTTTGCCTCGCTGGAGGTGGAGGAGGAGCCCCTTCCGGACTATGTGCGCTACCGGTTTGCCTTCTGGGAGGACTGGAACGGCTACACCGGCGCGCTGACGGAGGTGCAGACGGAGACTGCGGCGCCCCAGGGCGGCAGCCCGGCATCACAGGGGGTGACCCGGTACACCGTGCGCAGGGGGGATACCCTTTGGGGGATCGCCAAGCGCTATGGCGTGCCGCTGACGGCGCTGATTGCCGCCAATCCGGGAATCAAGAACCCCAACCTGATCTATCCGGGAAATGAGGTGGTCATCCCGTGACGGGACGGATCTTTACCAGCAATCACAAGATCTACGATCTGCCGCCGCTGCTGTCCTGGACCGTGGTCCACACCGGCACGGTGCCCTGCGACAGTTATGCGGTCCAGTTCCTCTATGAGCCGGAGATGGCGCCGGTCCTGCGGCTGGCGGCGGGCTTCATGGGGCTGGAGCAGGGCCGGATCGTGGCCAGGGGCATCGTGGACGATTTTACAGTGGAGCTGGGGGAGGACGGCGTGACGGCCACCGTCACCGGACGGGGCGTGGCCGCCAGGCTGCTGGACAACGAGAGCCGTCCGGTCACCTATCAGGACGCCAATCTGGCGGAGATCATCCGCTGTCATGTGACGCCCTATGGCGTGGTGGCCCGAGAGATCGCGGATGTGCGGGCCGGGTCGGTATACACGGTGCCCGCGGGTGTCAGCCAGTGGAAGGCCCTGGAGGGGTTTTGCCGGACCTATGGCGGCTTTACGCCTAGGTTTTCCGTCGATGGGGCGCTGCTGGCAGTGCCAGAGCGGGATGGCGGCAGGCGGCTGACCATCGGCGACCGGGACTCCGTCCTGGCCTGCCGCTGGCGGGAGGACCACTATGGGGTGCTGACGGAGGCCCTGGTGATCGACAAGACCCGAAATGTGTCCTACTCTGTGAAGAACCCGGACATGATCGCCAAGGGCGGCCAGTGCCGCCGGGTGATCTATACGCCGGGACAGTCCACCTGGGACGCCATGCGCTATACCGGGGCATATCAGATCGAGAGGTCCCGGGAGGACGAGAAATCGGTGGCGGTGACGCTGCCCGGCAGCTTCCTGGCCTATCCGGGGGATCGGGTGGCGCTGTCCCTGTCCCGGCTGGGGGTGGCGGGGACCTTTCGGGTGGCGGAGGCGGAGAATGTGTTTTCCGCCCGGAAGGGCGCCGTCACGACCTTGACATTGAAGGAGGCAAGCTGAGCATGTGGCTATCGAAGCAGATGAAGCCCGCGCCGCCCACTGCGGACGCGGACCTGGGGGTGACCACCATCGCCGGAGAGAGCGTGGGCGTGGTGACTCGGGGCGAGGTGCGGTCATTGCCGGTCTATGGCCCCGGCGGCTATCTCTGGCTGCCGGAGAACGGAGCGGCGGTGCTGGTGGTCAAGGGCGGTCCCGGCGGAGAGGAGCAGTGTGTGGCCGGGATGAAGCCGCCGGAGCTCCCCCAGGGGATGCAGCCGGGGGAGGTGTGCATCCGCGGTCCCGGCGGAAACTCCATCTACCTGCGGAAAAACGGCATGGTGGAGATCCAGGGGCGGCTGATGATCAACGGCCTTGACTACGCCCCCTGCACCTGCGGCGAGGTGATCCAATGACGGCGCTGGAGCTGCGGGACGGAGACTATGTGTACGACGGCGTCTCCGGCCTGCGCCGGGTGAGCGGACAGGAGGCGCTGCTGCAGCGCGTCCTCTTTCGGCTGACGGCCCGACGGGGGGCCTTTCCCTTCTGGGAGGGGCTGGGCAGCCAGCTGTGGCGCCTGGGGCAGCTGCGACCCTCTGAGCGTCCGGCGGCGGCCCGGCAGTATGTGGCGGAGGCGCTGGCGGAGGAGACCGGTGTCCGGGTGGAGGGGGTGACCCTGGCGGAGGAGGGCGGCCGGTGCCATCTGACGGCGGAGCTGAGCTGGGAGGGCCGGGACCTGACCGTCACCCTGCCCCTCTTCTGAGCTGGAGAGAGGAGAGAAGGAAATGAGGAGTATCGAGGAGATCTATCAGACCCTGCTGGCGTCGTTTGCGGAGCGGGCCGGTTTTGCGCCGGAGGAGGGCTGTGATCTGGCGGTGCGGCTGTGGGCCGCGGCGGCGCAGATTCAGGCTCTGGGCATCCAGGCCGACTGGGTGCTGGACCAGAGCTTTCCCCAGACGGCCCAGGGCGTCTACCTGGACTACCACGGCCAGATGCGGGGCATCAACCGTCTGCCCGCCGTCAAGGCGGTAGGCACACTGCGCTTTTCCGTGGACCTGCCGCCGGTGTCGGAGATCACGATCCCGGCGGACACGGTGTGCATGACGGCGGCAGAGCAGCGCTTCCGGACCACGGAGATGGCGGTTTTGGCGGCGGGAGAGCTGGCCGTGGATGTTCCGGCGGAGGCGGTGGAGGCGGGAGACGCCGGAAACGCCGCTCCCGGCGCGGTGCGGCTTCTGACGGCCTGTCCCCTGGCGGTGACTGCCTGCACGAATCCGGCGGCCTTTTCCGGCGGGCGGGACGCCGAGGGGGACGAGGCCCTGCGGGGCCGCATCCTGGAGAGCTACCGCCGCCTGCCCAACGGCGCCAACGCCGCCTGGTATGAGCGGACCGCCATGGATTTCGGCGGTGTGGCGGCGGCCAAGGCGGTGGGCCGGGCCAGGGGAACCGGCACAGTGGACGTCTACGTGACCACGGAGCAGGGACTTCCCTCAGCGGAGCTGCTGGCGGGCCTTCAGGCGGAGCTGGGGGCAAAGCGGGAGATCGCAGTGGATGTGCAGGTAAAGGCGCCAACGGTTGCACAGGTGGATGTAACGGTGGCGGTGGCCCCTGCGGCGGGCGCCTCCTTCCAAGAGGTGAAGGCGGCGGCAGAGCAGTCCATCACCACCTTTTTCACCGGCCGTCTGCTGGGGCAGCCGGTGCGCCTGGCGGAGCTGGGCAGCCGCCTGTATGCCCTGGAGGGCGTGGAGAACTACCGCTTCACCGCCCCAGCGGTGGACCTGGCGGCAGGGGACTCCGTGCTGCCCATGCTGCGGACCCTGCGCGTGACGGAAATGGAGTGATGGACCATGTATGAGGAGTATCTGCTGGCACTGCTGGAGCCTCTGCGGGTCTATGATCTGAGTCCGGGGAGTCTGGGCCGCGCGGAGCTCCGCGCCCTGGGCGCAGGGCTGGACGGCGTGAGCAGGCAGTTGGAGGCGGTGGAGCGGGAGGCGCTGACCGCCACGGCGGAGGGAGAGGGTCTCAGCCGCCGGGAGGCACTGTTTGCCAGACGGCCTGCCGCCTATACAGTGCAGGAGCGACGGGCGGCCATCGCCGCCCTTTTGCAGATTGACGGTGACAGCCTGACGCCGGAGGCCATCAACCACACCCTGGGCGGCTGCGGCATCCGGGCCAGGGCAGTGGAGCTGGGGGAGGGGAAGCTGCGGGTGATCTTTCCCCAGGTGGCGGGCATCCCGGCGGAGTTCGACCAGATCCGGCCGATCATTTTGGACATCCTGCCCTGCCACCTGGAGGTGGAGTTCTACTTCCGGTATCTGACCTGGGCGGAGTGTGAGGCGGCGGGGTATACCTGGGAGCGGCTGGAGGCGGCGGAGCACACCTGGGAGACCTTTCAGCTGGCGGTGCCGCCGGAGGAATAAAAAAGGTACGATCCCAATTGGGATCGTACCTTTTTCAGCTTGCCGATCAACCCAGTTCGTGTGGAAAACGGGAAGGAAGATCGTTACGAAAGACTGCGCCCGCAGGCGCGATTCGGAGCGCAACCGCCGCTATAGCGGCGGCACTTGGCGCGGAGATAACCCAGGAGGGGTGTCTC